GCGGCTCAGCTACAGGCGGCTCCGATGTCATCGGGGCGGGCTGTGAATCTTCACTTTTGGACGCAAAACGTCCCGCGTCGTCCCTGGGTTGATCCAGGAACGCAAGTTTGTCCTCAGTCATTGTTTCCCTTGAATGCGGCCGAGTAAGCCCGCCGTCGGCTATGCAACGCCCTTAAGGATGGCGGCTCCTATGCTGCGAGTAGCAGCAATTCTTCTTCGTCCTCTTCATCGCGTAGCCGTTTGGCTTCCGCTCTTACGAGGGCGTAAAACTCGTTGATCTCCCGGAGCGCCTTTTGCATGACGTCCAGTTCGTTCAATGTCAGCGCGAGGCGTGCAGCCTCTAGCGCCTCTTGGGCCTGTTCCTGCACCCGATCAGGGGCTTGGACAAGTTGAGGGGTTGCAACCTCCTCGATGAACTTGACCACGTCCCTGCGTTGGTCGCGGCGCTTGTTGCGCTTCTTGTAGTAGTATGGGTCCCAGCCACCCTTGCCGCGTGTCTCTTCGGCAGTGTCTTCGACCCCGACCAGCAGGCCAGCGAGCGAGCCAGAGCCAGACAGGCTGGCCGACATCGCGCCGGGGTTCTGCTCACCCCCTTGGAAATACCCGCCGGGGAAGTACCGCTCCGGGAAGTATCTGTTCGGGAAGTTATCCCCACTCACGCTTAGCTATCCGTCAGGTCGTAAGTGATGGCCGTGCGGTCCCCATCTGAGGTCACAACGGCAACAATCCGGTCCTTATCGTCAACGACTGCGTTGCGAATGGTAATCGTGGTCGTAGCCGCGCCGCTGATCTTGCCCGCCGTCGCCGCTGCAATGAGCCTCAATGCATGACGCACCGTCAGCCCGTCTTCCACCCCGTTCACTGCGTCGAGAATGGCATTCGCCACGTTACCCGTGGTCAGCACGTCGCCTGTGACTGTGATGTCAGCCGCAAGTGTGCCTAAGGCCGTCAGGACCGTGGTGCCTGCTACCGTGCCCTCTGCCTCTATAGCAGCTGCTAGGTGGCCAATGGCCGTTAGCTGGGCAGTTACCCCGCCTTCGCCGCTAAGGGCTGCAGCAAGGTTGAGAAAGGCCAGAAGCGCAGCGCCTGTGATGTCACCAGACCCGGCGATGGTCGCCTCCAGGCTGATAATCAGCGCGCCTGTGGCCGTCAGATCCCCGACACCTGCAATCGTGGCTTCAGCGTTCTTGCCGCCTGCGATGGCTGCTGTCAGGTCGCCTTCAGCAAGGATGGTCCTGCGTGCTGCAAGACCGCCAGCCTTGATGGGCAAGATCCACGAGATGGGATGCAGCGCGCCTGTGGGGAAGCCATTCTTGTTCGCAATGCTGACGCCTGAGATGACAGTCGCTTCGCCAGCGTAGAAATTGTTACGCGCGCCCTTTCCCGTGAAACTGCCACGGTGGACGCTTGTCAGTGTCGTGGTCGTGCCGGGGCCAAACAAGTTCCGGTGCGGGTTACATGACAGTCTGTGCCCGTTGCTGATGAGCGCCATTAAGCTGGATCCTCAGTCGGCGGTGGCGGGTCATTGAGGACAACCTGTGCTGCTAGTGTGGCGTGGTAGTAGTCGCCGTTGCAGTTCTCCATCAGCCAGGCCACATGGTCCGGGGTCAGGTCATTCGCCCCGATCTCGTCCATGTACTGACGCAGTTTTCCCTCCCACATCGCGACAATCTGCTTTGTGGAAGGTTCAGCCATATCAGTTCCAGCCGAAGTCGATGGCAAAGGTCAGCGGCGAGTTTGTCGTGGTCGCACCCGTAGACATCAGCATCCACTGCAAGCACGCGCCATCCTTGACCTGCGGCATGGATGGCAACTGGTTCACAAGGTCACGCTCGGACCACATGCCCGTGACAGGGAGCGCGATGTCGAGCAAGGGTCGGCAGATGCAAAGCGCAATCACGCCCGACCCTGTGTAAGCCGTACCTGCTGACCACGTGAAACTCTCGATTGAGCGGATGCCTGTGTCGCCACCCTGCTTGGGAAGGAATGGCCCGTAGCGGTTGGCGGCGTTGGATGAGTGATTGATGCGTGTTGCATAGGCGTCAGCCGTGGCATTGAATGTCACCGTGCCGGGGAACGCGCGCCCTGCGGTGCCTGCAGTGTTGGTGTAAGATGAAGCCGAGAGCGTTGGGCCGCCTGCCGTTGGCTGGGTCTGAACGACGAACATGGCCTCGCAGCCGACGCCGTTGGAATAGCGCGGCATCTGGATGGTGAGCGTGTGCGTGCCCGTTCCCGTGTCCGTGATGTCTACAGGTGTTCCCGCGACATAGTTTGCATAGGACGAGGCGACCGTTGCAGTTGTGGCGCTCTGACGGATGAGCCAGTAGTCAGTTGCAAGCGACAGGCCAGCTGGAAGCGTGGTGGTGGTCGTGAACCTGACTACCGTGCCCGATTTCCAATCGTTGGCGTACGTGATGATGTCCGTGCCGGCGTTGGCTGTGAAGGTGTTGGTGTTGACAAGGGCGCGCGAACCTGTGCCCGTCACGTTGGTCGTGCTAAGGCGGTAATAGCCCTGCAAGTCCACCAGCTTCAACTGCCAAGGCGCACCCGCCGCAGCCACGATAGACGCGCCCACGTTCAGGATGTGCTTCGTCATCGGCGAAACAGCGCCGCCATGCAGAAGGCTGAAATTCGTCGTGCCGTCGCCCACGTTCTCATCGCAGTTCGACCAGACCAAGTCCGTGCCTGGGAAGGTCGTTGCTGCGGGATAGCCACCAAGGCCAGACAACAGATGCCAGCCAGCCGTTGCCGTGTGGGCGGGCGCAGTCGTCTTTGCACCATCGCGGCGCAGATACTGGCCATCGACCGTGATAGCTTCAATGAGTTGGTCTTGGGAGGCAAAGCCCGCCATGTTTACGTTCCTTCGTCCCAGATAAATTGCAGCTTGCCCGTCGTGAACGTCGAGCCAAGTGACACTTCGTGAAAATGCAGCAGGTTCAAGTAAGCCCCGTCTTTCACTTCGATGGGGCCAGATCGCTGCGTGATGACCTCGACTTCAACTTCCGCGTTCAACTCGCGAATCGGCAAATCCATCAGCGGCTTGACCATCACCAAGGCAATCAGACCGCCATTCACCGATGAAAAGGTGATGCTGTTGATTTGCCTGACACCCGTGTCGCCACCTGCCAGCGCAAGGAACGGGCCACTAGCAAGCGTGTGTCGCAAACCAGTGACAATTGTTCCTGTCGTGATAGCGCCACCAAACGTGGAGCATGAGATAACCGGGCTGGTCTTCGTGTCGCCGTTCTGGTTGACGTACTCAAATGTAAACTGTCCGCTGGTCGGGGTCACGGCAGTCAAAAATACAGCCATGACCATTACCCCCGCGCCGTCCGTGTAGCGGGACAGCGTCGTGGTATTGTCCAGAACTTGCGTGTCGACTGAATCCGCGTCGATGAATGGGTAGTACAGCAGATAATCACATAGCCGCAGCACGCCGACGCAGTTCACGCTCGTGACCACGGCGCTCATCGCGGTTAGATATTTCTTGGACGGGGTCTTGTCGTCCCCGGCATAAATGCCCCGCGACCCTGTCAGCCTTGCCGCTGCGAGCGGATCAGAAGCGTAATAATTCGCCGGAGGCCCGCCGCCCTGCATCGAAAGGTCCGCCCATCCCGCAGTCGTCGGGTTCGGAGCCTTGCGAAAATGGCTGGTGTAAGTCCGCCCCTCTTCCCAAGCGTCCGTATATTTCTTGACGCTCCGAAAGCCAGCCATTAGCCAGCCTTTTTGACAGGTTCAGCAAATGCTGACTCGCCATAAGCCGTGGCGTGCAGATGGGCGACAATGCCGCCATTGCACTCGCAAGCACGCTTGAACTCGTTGCCCTCGCGGATCACGGGAACGCCGCACTCTTTGCAGGAGTAAGTAGTCTCAGGCTTCGGTGACATCGAGTGCCCCCGCTGCGAACTGAGGCTGAATGCCGTTAGCAACCGCAAGCGATGAGGTCAGCGCGCCTGCATAAAGCACTAAGCCCGCGCCACTCGACGCCGTGCCGATAGCCACGTGTGTCAAGGTCGCGCCCGAAGCGCCACACTGTGCAAACTGAGCCAAGGCCGCGTTAGCCGTTGCGCCACCCGACGGGGCATCCCAGCCGCCTGTCGTGCGAGCAACCGCAATGCGGACATAATTCGTATAGCTCGTCTCGTTGGTTTCCTGCGAGCCACCTACACCCGGATCTGCAGTGTGCAGCGACAGGTAAAGGTTTGTGGCCGGGCTTGAGCTATCGTTCTCGGCAATGTCCGCCCAAGCCGTCGCATTGAAGATCAGCGCCAGGATTGAGTTACTGGCTGAAGTGGATTTAGGCATCAGATAATCCCTTGTGCGCGCCCGTCTGGGCCTCGTTGGATCTGTTTCGGTTTACTCAGGGCCTGTGCAAGCGCCTCTTGGCCCCGCCCGATGGCGAGCAAGCCAGCACCCAAGGCTTCCATGGTCTTGTCGGGCTTCACGAGGTCAGACGATGACTCGCCGCCCTCTTCCGACATGCGCTTGCGGGCTTCGTTGTGGTCTGCCTCACGGGCCTTGAACTCGAAGTCCATCTGCTTCGACTGCATCCCAAACTCAAGGTCGGCCATCTTCTCGGCGCGCTTGATCTCAAGCATTGACTGAGCCTTGCCCGTCTCAATCTCAGCCTGACGGTTCAGCCGCTCGATGTCGTACTTGAACTGGATGTCCGCGAGTTGCATGGCCCGCTCAGTCTTGCGCTGGTCTGCTTCGTCCTGACGCATCAGGTCTTGAGCCTTGGCCTGCGATTGCATCTCAAGCTTTTGCTGCTCGGCCTGCATCTGCATCTGAGCCTTCTGCATCTCCGCCTGCATCGCCATGTCTGGCTGCTGGCTTTGCTGCTCTTGCGCCTGCTTCAGCTTGTCCAGCAACTGCTTCTTCTTCGGCAGGCTTGAGGCTTCAATCAGCACGTCAGGCGAGATTGGCATCCCAGCCTGGGCAAGTTCCGCAAGGCGCTGGAACTGCTCCTCTTGAATGACTGCCGTGTCAGGTGTGCTATCGATAACGATGTCCACGTCCATCTCAGCCGGATTGTTCTGTACCTGCGTGATGGGCTGTCCCGTAGCCGGATCAATCTGCGGCTGGCCTGTCATGGGGTCCACAACAGGCTCTGGGATGTTGATGCCAACAAAGCGCGGGCTCATCTCGTCATCTGTGACTCGCACCCACTTGGGAGCGGTCCAGAACTGCTTGATGCTTTCCCACATGGCGCGGTAGCAGCGGAGCTTCCAGTCGTCAAAGCCAGCCAAGAGCGGAGCCTGCTCGGTCAAGCCCGCCTGCTGCTCGGCAAGAATGGCCCTGCCAGACTGTGCGGAACCCTGACGCCCTACAATGCCCGGGGTCGGGCTTTGCCGACGCATCTCTTCCTTGGCGTCACGCAGAAGCTCAAGGTGAGCGGGGGCTAACTGGCGGTCGCCCAACTCCTCGATCTGGCCTTCGTCTGCCTCTATGATGCCGTCTGGCTTGGCCCATTCGCGCCTTACCCCGTCAATGTCCTGCACTTGGCGAGACACTCGGAGCTTGCTGACGTTCAGGATGTGAACTGCCTTGGACCGCGCCTTGTTAATGGCGTCCTGCGGGCTGACCATGTCCTTGACGACGCCATAGCGGCAATTGTCGATGTCGACGTAAGCCGAATGGGCGATGATTGGATTGCGAGGCCGCTGGTTCTTGCTGTCGAGGTAGGGGCTAGGCCCCTGCTCCAACACACCGCCATACACAAACACGCACTTGTGCCATTCACCCGCCTTGCGCGAGTACATCTCAAAGCACATGATGCGGCGTGATTTAACATCAATCCATGACCAGCCATCGCGGGGCCGATCCTTGAAACTGTCGCCTGTCGTTGCGCTGTCAAAACTCTGCTTGATCTTGTCTTGAGCGTCTGGGTAGAGGTCGACTAGGTCGTTCTCATCCATCCACTTCGCTACGCCCATATAGCGCGCGTCACCGAAGTCCCGATCGCGTGAGTACGGGTCGTAGAAGAACTCTTCAGGCCGGATGCGCCGTATTCCAGGCTCGCCCATCTCGTCCAGTTCGTTGACGCCTGCGACAATGCCCCAGATGAGGAAGTCCTGCAGGCATTCGCGAGCGGTCGCATTGAACCGGGTAACGTCCGAGGCGTACCGCAGGCCATCTGTTGCGACTTCCGCCGCCTGCTGGTCGTTAGGTGTTCTGCCCCAGCCCTTCGGGTCTGTGCGGCCACGCTCGACTATGCCGATGATTGCGTTAACGCTTGGCTTGATGTGGTTGAACGACAGCGCCGGCTGCCCACGAGCATCCAGCGTGCGCTTCTCAGCGTCTGTCCACTGGTCGCCATCGTAGTACCGCTGATAGACCTGAGCCTGACGCCTTGCAGCGTCTAGCATGTCCATGCTTACGGTGGCTTTGCGCTTTACGGACTCGAGGTAGTTATCCTCGGCCTTCTGGTCTGCAATCTTGCGCTTTGCCATTAGCCGCCCACCGACAGCGCGAACGAGCCGTTGCTCAAGTTCACAGCCGCGTAGCGTCGGGCAATGGCTGGCGCGGCCTCAAACACGGAGTTGAACCGTGCAAGGCGCTCCTCATAGGTGCCCCACTGGCGCGCGACTTCGGCCTGATGCTCTGCCGTCTTGCGCTCCATGTAACGCATACGGCGGCTGTCCTGCCCCCAATTCCAAGCGCGCTCGCGGTCAGCGTTCATCTGCCCGCGCTTAAAGTGCTTCTTAGTCACCAAGCGGACGATGTCCCAAGACATGCCCTCTAGCTCGCGCTTCAATCTGTTTGTCATGCTGTCTTCCATCCGCCCGTAGCGGCCAAACTTCTGTTCTTTGTGTACCGGTCGACCGGGTTCAGACTCTTTTCCGGCTTCGTGAGCAAAGCAGGCCAAGCCTCGTAAACCGCGCGGCCTATCAGGCTGCAGCAGTCAACCGCGTCGTCATGCTTGCCCGCAGGAAAGCGGATGAGCTGGTCGACCACGTCATTGGCCCATCCCATGTTCGGGAAAGACACCTTGCCGTTAGCCGCTAGTGCCTGGAATGCTCTGGCCCGTGTTGGCTTGTCATGGATGCTGGCCACCCACTCAATGCTTGCCCACGTCCTGCGCTCGTCCATGCGCTTCTTCAGCGGGCCTTCGATGGCTCGCTTGATGACACCAGACTCAGCAAACCACGTGAGCGGCTTGTGCTTGGCGATGAGGTCGCACCACTTCTCGATCCAGACTGAGGCGTCTGTCTGTCCGCGCCACCAGTCCAGTGCGTAAATCGTGGAGTCAGGACCCACGCCCCATATGGCGTGCTCCGTATAGTCCCCAGCGCCGTCTGTGACAGCGAAGTCGCTAGTGCCGAAGATGTTGACCTTGGGCTTGTCATGTATCGCTGGAACCACTCGCGCTTGAAGAATGTGCCTTCATCGGGCTGCGGATCCTGCTGGTAAAGGCTGGACCAGAACCGGGGCAGCGAGTTCGCCTGAATGCGTCGTAAAGAATCTACTGGGTAGGCTTCAGGCCAGAGCGCCGCCCCGGAACTGTCTATTGCGGGAAGCTGGACAACCTCCCATTTGTCTCCGCCGGCTGCTTGGCTCTCAAGCAAATAGCCTGACAGGTCATCCTCGTGCATTCGGTGGTTGATGAGGATGATTGCCCCACCAGGCTGCAAGCGATTGTAGACGCTGCCCTGATACCATTCCTTGACTGCCTTGCGCTCTAGCTCGGACTGAGCATCGCTCATGCTGCCAAAGGGGTCGTCGATGATAAATTCATCCGCGCCTTTGCCAAGGATTTGGCTTCCGACGCCGACAGCATAAAAGATGCCGCCCTTATTCGTGTGCCAGCGCCCTGACGCTTGGCTGTCTTCTGCTAGCCTGACATCCGGGAACAACCGCCCGTAGGCTTCGTCCCTGATGATGTTCCTGACCTCGCGGCCAATATCACTAGCGAACTCGCCAGAAGCACTCGCCGCTATGATTTGCCTGTGCGGAAAGTTCCCCAAGCAAAAGGCCGGGTATCGTCTTGAGGCCAGTTCGGTCTTGCCATGCCTCGGAGGCATCAGCAGCATCAGGCGGTCTACTTCGCGCTTCATCACCCGCTCTAGCTGTTCGGCTACTATGCGGTGATGCTTGGCGGTCTTGTACCGCTCATACGTATATTCCGAAAAGTCAATTAAGGACCGTCTTGCCTTGCGTCTTCGCAGCAGCTCTTGCGCTGCCTGCACTTCTCTCGGCAATGACTCGCTCAAGATCGGCGTCGGTCCATTCTGTGATGGGCTGTTCATGCCTGGTTGTTACGTCCACGCTTTGTGGCGCTTTCCCGTCAATTCTGTCGGCTATCTCTTTGAATGCTGCCAAGTCGCCCTCAACGGCTTTCTCGACAACTGCAGCCGCAGCAATGGCTAGCTTCTTGCGGCCTTGCGGGTCGCCTTCCTGCACTCGGTTGACTGCGAGCATCAGAGCGTCACGGATCAGCTTGTCCTTGCGCTGGCCTGAGTTTGCGTTTCCAGCCATATTATCTGTGCTAACTCGTTGACCTTGAAATATTATTGCGCGCTAGTTGGGGATGCGAAGGAGCTTGAAGCCCGCGCCGCCACTATCAGCCGCGCCGACCGTCACCCGCTCCAACGTGTTATTGTCTACATCGTAAAGCATGAGCGCAGTGTGAGTGGCGGTGGCCGAGTTGTCCACCCTGATTTTGTCGTTGCCAGCGATTGCCCCGGTCAACTGGTTTGCAGCGTGAGTCAAGGTGACGTTGGCGCTGTTGAAGTTGACAACCGCACCGGACGCCAAGAATAGGTCAGCCCATTTTAACGCCGTTGTGCCAAGCCCCAGACCATCGTTTGCGAGCGGACTTAAATGCGAGTTGGCGAGAATCATTTTCTCGGTCATTGCACCGACGACCACTACCCCGAAACGAATTTGGCCCACTTCGGATGCGGCTGTAGTGGACTCAGCAACGCCAGAAATGCGGGCAAAGGTTGCATCCGAAACTGCGCTGTTTTGGAGCACATAATTCATATGCACCGCGTCATTATTCGTCGGAGTTGTCCGCGCCCCTCGCGCGGTAAGCGATACCACAGACGCAGAGTCGGTCGTGTTAGTGAACGTCGCTGCGTTGGCCGGGCCTTCAACGAGAAGGCGAGACCCGCGCAACAGTTTCTCAATGAAGTTTGTCGACGCCTGGATTTGCGTGATGTCGTAACTTAACGAGTTGGCCGTAGTTACGAGCGTTCCGCCTTCAGCAATCGGCTCGTTGAAATACCAAGATATGACATTCTCTTTAGTATAGTTCATTTTGATGCCGACGCGGCCCGTATAAGAGCCGAAATTGTCCACCGCAAGCATCATGAAGTTGTTTGAATAGACGCCTAAATTGTCGGAGGCGTGGCCAGATGAGTAATAGACGCCTATGGCGTTATTTGCGGCAAGACTGACGCGGTGCATCCCGGTGAAAGCGTTGTTGTCGCACCATTGGGCAAAATCAATCCCGACCGACCTGACATCATTGCACGTGAAATTGTCAAATTCGTTCAGGGTCACTACCTGCGGTGTGCCAGCCAAACCGGTGAGCCGTAGAAGCGTGCCACAAGTCCCGACGTGCACGATATTGGAGAAATAATTGTGAACCGCGTTTCTGTTTCCCTGCGGGTTAGCACCACCGGAACTATCGGCCCGAAGATCAACGGCCACTGATGTCGTGGAATCTCCGTCCAGAAATAAGTCTCTAAACGTGCAGCGGAAAGCCCCGTATGTTTCGAGCAGCTTTGTTGCAGATGCGCTGTCTACCTTCAGATGGTGCATACCTGCACCTATCAGCACATCTGAGGAAGAGCTTGTGAACATTACTGATGCGCCGCCCGTCCATACGATGGATGAACCTTCCCCGACACCGTCAATGTGAACGTAATTCTTGAGCGTTACAGATGACGCTAACGCAAACGACCCCTCCGGTATTGCTAATGTCCCACCACCTAGACCGGACAGCCAATTAATGCCGCCCTGCAAAACACCCTGAACATCCGTCGCGCCGTCTGGTTTAGCGCCAAGCATAAACAGGTTTGGCTCAGGCTCGGCTAGCTCCCAGTAACTGCTCACAGCATTACTCGTGATGTAAGCTGTATGGCTAGGAGCTGCATAGACCCGCTTGTATAGCGCCCCGCCGCCATCCCCTACCGTGTAATACCCCTGAGTCCTAATCCAAGAGACGCCGCTGTCAATGTTCGCAGCAGTTACATCTGCCACAACGTCCCACATTTGAGCCGTATTTTGCGGAACGCTACCTGTACTGCTCAAAAAAAAAGCGCTGTTGCCTCTGGGCTGGATCGTAATTCGGAATTGTTCAACTTCCCCACTGGATGACGTGACGTTGATGTCAACGTAGCCGAAGCCCTTGAGCCTCTGGGTCAGCCTGGTGGTCGTGTTTGATGTGTTGGATACCGTAACCCCGGTCGGGGTGCGGGTGACGCTGCTAATCGTAGCCCCATCCAGATAGCTGGACATGTCCACGATGTAGGTCAGGTCGTCATCGTCTTCCTGATAGGCGGAAAACTCTTGCGGGTTTACGACCGTGACGCCACGGACGGCATGGCGCTTGTTCTGGGCGAGCACTATCGTCCGGTCAGCCATCGCACCTCTTAAAATGAAAACGAGCCCGTACCCATTATGGGCAGAGGGGCTCGCCGATCCGATTGCCGAAGCAACCGGGGGCCCAATGTAAACAGAGGGCGGGGATACCAAAGAAAAGGGGCCGGAAATGGTCCCGACCCCCTCTCAACCCACAACAAAGGAAGAAGCGCCGAACCAGTACACAATTCGACCACTCGCGCAAATCTACATTAGAGGTTTTGAGTGCGCAAGATTATTTCTCCTACAGGTCGTGTCGACGCTCCCACTCCTTCAGAGCCTCCTCGTAGGATGGCGTCGGGTCGCTCCACTTTTGCCCTGCGTAAAGCCTGTACATCTCAATCCATTCTTGCTTGATGCGAGCACCTTCTATTTCACACACAGGCAGTCTTTTTTGCAGTGCCTCAATTGTACCCTGTGCCGCATTCAAGGCAATATCGTCTAACTTGCTCATCCGGCCTCCCCGTCCTCTGTATCAAACACGCGAGGCGTTGCGCCGAACACTTGCTGTAGTAACGGCATCAACTTGTCTTCAAAACAATCCACGCAGACATCAAATCGCGTTGTCTTGGACATGTCACCCTCGGGTAGAACGCGACCAAAGCGCATTTCCACCTTGCATGACGCCCGCCACGCTGACGACACGTCATCAATGTCTTCTTTGCAAAGGTCGCATGTGTGGCTATCAACCACCACTACCTCGGTGGTTTTCTGCACTTTCTTGAAGGTCTTCATCTTGCTAATCCGTAGTGACGGGCTAAAGCATCTGTGAATCTTTTGAGCCACACCAGAGCCTCGTGCGGAGATCCGCCGACATGCTCCATCATCCACCTGCCCGCCGATTTACCATTTACGGCCACTGCGTCCACCATGGCCACCGCGTATTTGCTAAGGTTGGTCAGGAAGATGATGGCGTTGCCCCTTCGAGCAATAGCTGCCACCCGCATGTCAGAGAACTCAGCCGTTCCGCCGTTGACGGTCTGGCCGTATCCGCCGATACAAGCCGGCATGAGGCCGGACAAGTAGGCATCGGCCTGCCATTTCTTGAGCGCATCAGCCTGGACAGTGGTGATGTAGTTTCGGCGCAGATACCATTCCACCATGTCTTGCTCCACCCTCACCCTCCGCGTTTGACGGTCTTGCGGATCTGGCTGCTCGACGATGTGGAACGCTTGCCGGCGGGCTTCGACCGTGCCGAAGTCGCTGCCTTGGGGATCTTCGGCTTGTTTTCTCTTTGCCACTTCAGGAACTCCTCCGCTGTTGCTTTTGCACCATTCACTGCCTTGGCGCGGGAGGAATAAACCTCCGCGCTGTCAGCTACGATTTCGCCATTAGTGGCGCAGGCAGTCCAGAACCACCCGGTTTTTGCTTTCCAGAGCTCAATTGGCATGTAGCTTACCGCTTGCTAAAATGTGCGTGAATGGAACGCGAAAACCGCTGGCGTTCCTGTGCCCCCCGCCGCCGTATTGTTTGGCAATTTCAGACACATCAAGCCCCTCATCGGTTGATCTAAGACTGAAAACGCGCCCGTCTGGGGTGTCCCAGTAACAAGCGGCGAAGGGCGATCCTGTAGCCATCAAATGACCTGCGTCAGAGGTCATTGTAATCGGTAGGTTTGCCGCCCACACTTCATGCCCACCAATGGTGAGCCTTCGCTTTGTCACCTTAACAAGTTCAGCAATGTCCCTGTGGTGCTTGCGTTCGATAGCTCCACCCATATCAGCCGCGTGCTGAATGCCCATATGGTCCCGCAGAAGAGCGTCGAGATATGACCAGTTTTTGAAATCGTACTCGTAGCTAAAAATTACCGCGTTAACTTCGCGGGAAAGTGGCTCAGAGAATTTCCACAAATCCCTATCTTCGACGTACTTTACAAGGTTCGGGCGCTCAGTGCCGTGGAAGAAGTCCCAAGCCAAGCCTGCGCCGCTGCGGGTCATGTCAAAAAGTTGGTAAACGATTGCGCCGTTAATGTCGGCATTTTCCATCCTGTCCTGCGCCACATTTTGCATGTGCCGCGCCCATCCAAATGGCCCGCTCCACTTTGACAAATCGACACCAAGGCCTGCCAAATCCCCCTGTGCCGTCTTGTGGTGGTCAAGTATCAGCATGGAATTGCAACCACGCGGTTGACACATGGCCTCCAAGACGGGCCGCTTGTAGGAAAAATCGACCATAATCACGTCGCGCCCGGTCACGTCAGGCGGCGGGGATTGATAAACGCCAGGGAAGTATTCGACACTGTCGCCCAAGGCCTTCCAAACCGCCCACGCTGACGTAAAGCCGTCGGCACAGTTTCCGTGATATATGCAAATTGGCTTGATGCTCACTGCACACCCCCCTCTGTTTCAGACTGCCCCGCAAGGCCATTTGCAGCCTCGCTGGCGGGCGATACGTCACGGACCTTAGCCTGCCTGGGCTTGCGGGTCTTCATGGGCTGTAGCGCCATGACGGAAGGTTTGCTCGCCTTGGTCAGAGCAGCGTGGATGTCCGCCGCCTTCTGGTAGTCGGTACGGGTGGAATCCTTGAGAATGGCTGTAATTTCTTCAAAAGTCATGTCCGTCTCCTTTGGATCAAAGTCGAATGCTGGGGTAAATGCGTAAGCCATAGTCCCTCCATTAGTCACCCACGATGGCCTCGCGGGCATCCATGTAGCGCCTTGTGTTCACATCAAACTCAAACTGGACAACTCCCTCCTTGCCCATTTCAGGCTTGACGCGAACTTTCTTGATAATGACGTTAACGAGGGTGCCTTCGAGGCTGGGGCGGTGAATTACTATACCGTGGTCCGCCTTGTTATACCAGTTCGCCGAGCCGCTAATGTCATACAATGTTGGCTCTTTCACTGCATTGTGGTGGCCTACGTTCATTTTCTGCGGGTGGGCTACAACAGCCACCATCACATCGTAGTTAGTCGCGAACCGCTTAAGCACACGGATCGCCCGGCTCACATACTCCGTTTCGTTCTCATCCCGGCGGCGCTTGTGCTCGATTTCGTTCCACGGGTCCAGAATGAGCATGTCGCAGCCGTGCCGCACTACCGCATCTGCTGCTCTTTCTACAACCCAGTCTATATCTGCGTCCTCGTCGTCGTTCAGTGGCTTCTGGTCGATGAAGCTGTAATTCTGCTCTATGAACGCATCAGCCGTGGGGATCGGCCCACCATGAAAGCCCCTCAGGTCCCTAAGCAGGGTTGGCCTGATACGCGCCTCGAACGACCCGACGCAGATTTTCCAGCCGTGCCGCTTGGCGAGGTTCATTGACAGGTTGAGCAGCCACGAACTCTTACCGTGCCCAGGAATGCCCGTGACCACCATAAACTCGCCGCGCATGACGTGCAGGTTCTGATTGAGTGCACTCCATCCAGTCGGGTAGGTTTTGATCTCGCCCGTCTCTGGGTAGTCGGATAATTTGTACAGCCCCTTGACCGGCCAGAGCTTCGCCCCGGTGAGTACTTTTGAGACCGCCCCAGACCCATGCTTCTGAAGTACCTCGTTCAGGTCCTTGCACCCCTCCGGGTAGGTCACGAAAAGGCACCGCCACGCCCCCAGCCGGCGGACCAGTTCCGACGCCAGAATTTGCCCCGGCCCGTCCGCGTCGGTCGCTATGATGATCTGCTTTACTTTCTTCAGGTTCTCCCATGCCCGGAAGACAAAACTGAACTTGGTATCTTGGGATGGGTCTAGGATGCCCTCAGAAGCCCGCTGAGGGGCACCATCGGGCACGGAGGTACTAAGAGGCCACCCGCATTGAATCGCCGCCAGCGCGTCTGCCTCGCCTTCTGTGATGATGAGGCGCTGGGAGCCGTCATGCAGGGAAGGGTCGAGGATGGCGTCGTGGTTCCAGAAACATTTAACCGCGCCCTTGTCCTGGCTGAACGACTTGTCCCGGCCCCTGTACTTGTGGTTAACCACCGCCCCGTTTTCGATGTACGGGAAGGCGATGACCTCAGCCCCGCCGCGCTGCGTCGTGCAGACGCCGTATCGCGTCGCCACCTCGATGTCCAAGCCCCTGCCCTCGAACCATGCTATCGCTGCTTTTGAAAGTCCGCTTTGCATAAAATTCTCCACCGTGCCAATCGCAGTTATGGCACTTGAACTGGACGCCCTCGGCGTCGATTGTGATGCTCAGGCTTTTGTCGAGCTTGTGTTTTCGGGTCGGGCCGCATTTCGGGCAAGTGGTTTTTTTGTTGCCCTCCCGATAGTCCGGCAGCTTCAGTCCCAACTCGAAACAGACTTCGTGTGCTGTTCTCATGCTGGCCCCATCGGCTGACGGCCTGTTCCGTTTGGTGCCGCGCCGCCCCTGGAATTCCTGATCCAGTTCCGCCACGTCGCGTGCCAGTCAGCCTTGGTCGCGTCCTTGCCCGACTTAGCCGCCCAGAAGTCAACGAACCGTGCAGCCTCAAGTGCCGGGTCAACCGGGGCCAGCCCCGCCTTGGAGCGGATCTGGTTTGCCTCGGCGAGCCAGTCAGCGGGGATTTCATCCTCTGATTTCCAGCGGGTTGCCTTTGGGGCAGGGCGCGCTTGCGCGGCTACTATACTTCTTTCTTTATCTGTATCTGTATCTGTACGCGTGACATCTGCGTGACTAGCCTGTGACGTCACGGTGACGTCACGCGTGACCGCAGACTTCTGCGCTTTTTCACGCTCTCTTTGGCGCTGCTTGCGCTCCTTGGCGGTTGGGTCGCCATCGCTCGCGTGCTGGTGCTCATGCCAATCATGCAAACGGTACGTCGTGACATCTTCCGTGACGTCACGCGTGACAAGATCGTGACGGACCAGTGACGCCATGTAGACGTCACGCACGGCGTCCTCGGACATCCGCAACGTCCATGCTATGTCCGCAATAGACGGGAGCGCCCCCTCATCATCGGATAGCATCAGGCACGTCGCCCAAAAGCCACGGTCATCCATCGACAGGCGGCCAATCTTTGGGCGGTGCACTGCTTCACGGTATAGTCTGAGCCAGGGCTTTGCCATCAAACGGCCTCCCCATTCTCGAACCGCATGGACCGAATGCGCTTGAAATGCTCTTGCTCCAGCCTGTCGCCTTGACAGCATGGGCAGGGTGAGCTTGCCCCCTTGCTTTCCTCCCAACCGGCAACGTCAACGAACAGCCTATGCTTGCCGTCCTTCGGGGTCTTGCCTAAGTATTTCTCGCTCATGCACCAGACCATGTCTGTCCAGTTCTCGTAGAACTCGTCCGGCCCTAGTTGGTCAGGCACAAGGATGGCATACGCGCGGCATTGGACAACAGGGCTGTCTAGGATGAGGAACTCTTTGCGCGTCTGCTGGGATACTGAGCGAACCGCCCTAAAGTCGAACATGAGTGCGCCGGGCTTGACTTCGACGTAAGCGCCAATCTCTGGCAGCAGGAAATCAGGGAGATACCGCCCAGATGGGGTTTTGAACACGTCGGGTTCGTACACCCACAAGATCGAGTAATAATCGAACAGCGCCGCCCACCTGGCTTCTAGGCGGGATCGAAATCTCACGCCGCTGTACACGCTTTCAATCGCTGGGATTTTAGTCATGCTGACCCCTTTCACGGGTTTGAGGTGGCCGGTAATCCCGCCCGGTGAAGCGGGTGGTGGGAAACGAGTTGCAACATCGCTGTCCCGGCCAATGAACTATACACTAAGCGCAGAAGGTTAATCAACTGCGTCTCGTCACAAGCCACACTTCGCCCACCTGCTGAATGGTCCCCCACCAGCCTTTGAGGTACATCTGGTTAAGCTTGCTGCGAGCCTTCTTGCTTGTGTCGAAAGTCCGCACCTCGCCGATCTGCCAGTTGCTAAAGCCGCCATCACGGACAGGCTTGGACCGCCAATCGTGGGAGCATGGTGGGTTGAGCCTCTGCCGCTCTTGCTCGGTCGGCTCGCGTCGGGGGTGGGTGCCAGGGTCGCCCATCAGGTACGGTGTCAGGTCTCTCATATCAAAGTTTCCTGCTTTGGCTTGGGTGGTTCGTCCTTGAATAGCCTGGGCTGACGATAAGCTTCGTCAATGCGCTTGCAGGCTATGTCGAAATATTTCGGCTCCAACTCAATGCCGATGAACTTCCGCCCTAGCTTGGCACAGGCTACGCCTGTAGTGCCGGAACCCATGAAGGGGTCTAGGATGGTGCGGGCATCGGGAACAAATTCAAGACACCACGTCAGGAGATCAATCGGCTTTTGCGTAGGGTGCTGCCGCACATCCGCGCCCTTCTCACTGTCGCGGAATGCGCCAACCCACATATGACGGAAACACTTCGCGCGGGTGATGACGTTGGTATAGGCAATCTCCGCATCGCTGAATGTATCGTCCCACCCGTTGCGACACTTCTTGTCCCAGACGAGGACCCCCGCAGAGGCCCCCAGAACGTCGCTAAGGTGATTGCCGCCCCACACAATCCACTGGTCAGATTTCGCGCGTATCGCGTCCCATTGCTGCTGCGAAAGCCCTTCTTTATCCCAGTCAGCCTTGCCGTAATCCTTCGCATCATAAACACCGCGCCCGCCAATCTGACCGCGCCCGCCAATATCAATCCCATAAGGCGGGTCTGTGACCACAGCATCCACCTTCGGAAGCAAAGGCAGGATTTCCCGGCAATCGCCTAGATACAGCGTTGCATCATGGATGCGCTCACATCTGAACGAGGCCAGTTTCTCCCGCATGGCGTCTATAGCCACGTCGTAAGATTTGCGGGAGTTCTCGGCGGGGTCGTAGGTCATTGCCGCACCATGCTATGCGCTGGCCGTGTCTTGGTCCTGCCGCCTGCCGGCGCGGCGACCCAGTTAATCTCCGCCGCCGGGTCCTTTGGGGGCCTGCCATTGAACATGTTTGAGCGAATGCAGAAAGTGCCGTTAGGCGCGGGAACTTGCCCCTCACCCATCTCAATGGTCGACCGGACGCCCGTCTCGACTTTGTAACCACGGTCTGCCCAATAGGCACGGATGCGGGTGGCAAGCTCTTCGGCGTATTCCTGCTTGCACCAGTCTTCAGTGGGTAGCCCGTTGGGGCTGTGATTGCGCGTCATTGATGACTCCTGATTTCGACTCGAACGT